AAGCTCGTCTCCCTTGCCAGGGACCCTCCACGGTGAAAAATTTCTCACCGGGGTTTCTGCGTTTTAATCCTCTCTTTCGAGAGAAGGCAAATATTACGCAGAAGGCATCATTGGAATACTGGATGAGGATTACAAATTCTTAGAGAAACAGTCGTTGAGTCGACCGCCCTCCTAGTTTAAGTTCTCCTTGTAAACATGTGATAGTCCGAAAGGACTTTGGTATATCGCAAGATATTTGGTTTGTTGGTTGCATGAGAAAGAAAGACAAGAACTGCCCACCATAATAAGGTACAATCCATAAAGGACACCATACCATGGTTATAAGCTAAGTTCTAGGAATAGTAAAACAAGAAAGTGAGAGTCTATTGACTCTTCTCAATTTGTTGCACTAATTCTGTCAAATAGCTTTCTTTCAAGATAACTTGTTCCAATAGCGAAATTTGTTCAGAGTGAACCTCAGAAGATGGTAAACCAAGAATTGTCTGCACATCAGAAATCTGCGTTTCCGCAGACTCTTCGTCAGAAATGATTGGAATATTAAAATCTTTGGGTTTCAGCTCCGTTTCTAAACGACCCTTGAATAGTTTAAGATCAAACTTAGAGGCTTTTGATTTCTTTCGAATATCAATCTCATCTAGTAGATCACAACCAAATTCTCGGTCGTAAAGATTGAACAAGAACTCATGAGTCGGGACGTCTGTCTCAATACCCAGGTGTGTCCTTACAATTCGATCTCGAAAGAGTCGATAGTTAAAGATACCATCATAGGTTAGAAACATAGTCAAAAACTCAGAATCAATCGCTTTCTGTACCTCATTTCGTTTCTCTGAATTGAATGGGATCTGTTTGCACTGGATAAAATTCAAAGGGGGTAAATCCTCTATATTTTTTCCAAGAAAACATGCACGAAGAGCAGGATGGTTTTTACACCGTTCATTTACTCTTTGAATCGATGGTCGAGTAAGGAAATCCTCAAGGAATTCCACATTCGACACAGGCTCGTTAAAAGCCTGATTCTGTGCTTCAAGATCCATATCTTTCAATTCTTGAATCGATAAATAAGGAAAACAGATATGTCCACTTTGAGGGGTAATCTTTTTGAATAAGTCGTGGAGGTATACAAGTACCTCAGTACGACGAGTCTTCAAGTCTGAGGGTTTTTGGCCCCAAGACAAAGATAGTCCCCCATGTGACACAGGAACACGTACACTCCGGACAGTTCTGGCTAGTTTCCTCTTATTAAGAGAGACAAAAAGCCGTTGAACTTCATCTGGGGTATTGTTATCCATTTGCAATTCAAGGTCTCTAAGACACTCTCCTAAAACTTGTACTCTTCGATCAAGCAATCTTTGTTTACCTGAACAAGTGACTTCTCCTTCACAAATCAATTGAGAATTGATTGTCCCGAATCGTTTCGAGACATAATTCTTCCCGAGTGATAATTCTAATCCGAATTCATCTACTTGACCCTTCCATTTTTGGTAGGTCTCAGCTGGTGCTCGCATTAAAATATCATCTCCATTGATAAGATATTGAGAAGGCTTTAGCCCTGCAAATTTTGCAGTGGCATTGTTCAACAAACAAAGGAGAGGAAAACTCAAGAAACTCCCCATCAATTGACCGGATTTCTGAAGGACTGGTGTTAAACCACTCTCTTTCGGATAAAAGATCATATGAGGGGATAATTCTTTCATGGCCCACCTTCGGGTAGGCTCATGATCGATAGATTCGAGAATTCCTTCCATCATTGCTTGTGATGCTTTCAAATCTACTGAGTCAGTCGCCGCAGAGTAATCACCACTTATCCAGACATCGTCCGGAGAAGATTGTTGATAAACTCGATCAATGGCAGGGATCAAATTTTGAGTCCCATGTGTTAAGACGTATTGGGGGAATTCCCCCAGAGCCAACCACATTGCCCGTTGAAGCGGTTTCAGACAGAACAGATCACCTCTACCTGCCGTAATAGTTCGAACTTTTAATGGTTCCACTATTGGCTCAACTCGAACTTCGAGAGGGTTTTGAGGAGGATAAGCATCGAAACGTAAATTGCATAGAACATCAGTGCTGAGATGCTCATCTGGGATAATCCATCCCGAGCATCGGCTAAGTTGTTCATCAAAAAATTTCTGCCCTAAAAGGGTCTGAAAAGTCTGATTTTCTGCAATTACAGTTTGAGTCCAAGTGTCGCTATGGTTTTTATGGAAACGTTTTCGTTCTTGATACAGATCGATTAACTTCCGGAAACAATCTTTTGTCTCGATCTCTGTCCAATCGTCCGGTGTTACCATGTTAAAGGTAAAATTTCCGGAAACGAATTGTGATTTAAGAGATCCTTCATTTCGTTGTAACAATTCTTTGAGTTTCTGTGAAAGACCAGTCTTACGACCGGTCTTGACAAAGTTCGTTGAGTCAACCCAAACAGGGTCAACTTTCCGGATCAGTGTCACTTTATCCTCTACAAGAATTGGAAAGTGAAATCGACGCCAAAATGCCCGTGGATCAATAATGCCTGTCGCTCCTTCATAGAAGTTGCTCAGGATATGACCATAAGGTAGGTTGGACGTTGTGATTATCACTTCAGATGTGAAATATGTCCCTTTTTCCGATAGTTTTGCCATTGGCAAGACATAAGGATTACAGGAAACGAGAGTCTGGAACTCCTGGATATCCAAACCGCTCTTCGATTGACCTAAGTCATCGAGAACAACGATTGGTTGTCCGTGATATCCGTCCCAGTGTTTGCAATTACTGGTTCGCATATAACAGAGTTCACTCCTCTTTACTCCTGGGAATTTCCCTTGGAATAAATTCAGAATCTGTACAATTAACAACGATTTCCCTTGACCCGGTTGTCCAAACAGACCCACAACAAGTGGTTCTGGACGGATACGGGAATGGGAGTCCAAATCATTAGTCAAACGATCGTTGAACACTAAATCTCCTTTCATACCTCCAACACCACGAGGAAACTGAAAAGTTGCCTTGTTGGTTGGAAAAAAGCCCTTTTCGGGGCTGTAAAATTTCTTTACAATCTTCCCAAACTCTCGGCCCTCCTGTCGGAGGAGTTCGAGTGTTCGATCGGATACACCCCTATGGGGTGTTGATAATTGCTCGCGATGCTTCACCAAAGTTTCCTGAATGAAACTTTTAGGTACAGCCTCACAGAGCGATTTTGCTTGTAAGAAACTGAAATAGAGATTGACTTGTTCATCTGTCGTTAGACGTTTGATATTTGAGACAAGAGAGTGTGGCAGTAAACGAATCCGTTCTCCTTCTGGGAGTTCAGTTTGTTTCATTACCATACTAACTTCATAGCAAAGAGAGGTCTTAAAACACTTTATAATTTTTCGCTCGTCAGATATGCCCTGTGATCTTAACTGAGAATAAATATTCACAAATAAAAGAGTCAGGCAATTCTCTTTCGAACGACGGGAACCATGTCCACGAATACGCTGTTGCGTTGTCGTGTCTGTTCCCTTCATGAGAAGTGTTACGTATAAAGACCAAGCCAACTTTAGAGAGTGGATCATTCGACGGTAATCATTAAAGACCATCGGATACTTCCCACTAACCAAATCACCAAAACGAAGATTATAGCGATGAGCGAACTCGAGGTATTTGAATCCTCGAGCTTTTCGTTCTAACGCAAAACATCGTTTAATCACATTTGTTTGTTTTTGAATCAATCGTTGAAAGTTCTCCTTGTTGATCAAGTGAGAAACCTTCGGATCCAATGGATCCTCTTCTAAAACACAACATTCGTTGAGTTTTAGGATTGATTTCAATACATCATCCAGCTTGTGTTCTCCCAAATAGTACGACTCCCGTAGGAGCGTTTCTTCGAAAGAATACAATTTTCCTCCGCTTTCCATCCTTTTGGTTGGATTCTCGCCAACCGTCGATTTGTCTGATTCTTCAGTCAGACGCCTCGCTTGGTGTTTCGGAGCAAATAGTACAATTGAAGCAGCGAGCTAAGCTACAACAAAGGTTGTGGTTTAATGTTACTGATACGCTTTAATAAAACGTTGGGGGACACAGTTCCAATAAATAATTCCACAGATGGCCTCAGGCCCATGGGTTTCTTCTTTTACTTACATTTACGGCACGTTCCTGATAACGGAACGGAGGTGAATGGTCTCTCTTAAGGAGACCAACCGA